GCTGCCTCGCGGACCTTGTACGCCTCCAGCAGCGGGCCGGTAAACTGCTTGATGACGCCGCCGCCGAGCCAGGAGAGAATGGTGGCGAGCATCAGGTGGCCCACCCGAAACGCTTGGCGAGGGCATAGCCGATCTCGGTGGCGAGGCTTAGCCCGGCGCCGAGAACGAGGCTGACGATGGCCAGCACGTCGGGATCGCGGCTGATCTCGGCTGCCATCGGCGCGTCGAGGGCGCCGTAGGTAACGAGGGCGGCGGCGAGGTAGCGCAGCAGGATGCGCGAGATCGGGCCGAGCATGGCGGTCTCCTACGAGCGGGTGAACAGGCGGACGATGGCGGCGAAGACCGCACCCCACGAAAAAGCCGCCCCGGAGGGCGGCGCGGCAGTCTCGGAAGGCGGCGGCGCGGTGATCACCGGATCGATGGGCTTGTCGGGGCTCGATCCGCTAAGCGCAGCCTCCATCGCCGCGCGCGCGTCGATTCGCCTTGCACTGGACCAGTCGGGCGCCATCTTCGAGGTGACGCGGGTGTATTCGGTGATCCGACCGTCATTCGACCATTTGCCGTCAAAGAAGAGGTCGCGCTCCTTCTGGCGGCGCGGGATGATCTCCGCCGGCTTGCTCCAGTCCATGATGGATTTGCGGGCCCCAGCAATATCGCCGGCAAGCCAGAGCTTGACCCAGGTGGCGCGCTCGATCGCGCCGGTGTTGTAGTGGAAGGATAGCGCCGCGGCGAGCTGCGCCTTGGTGAGCGTCCGCCCTTTGAAGGCCCGCAGCACCGCCGGCAGGTATTTCTGCTCCAGCAGCCAGACGTAGACCGCAAGACAATGCTCCAGCGGCTGCGGCTTACCGATGTAGCGGTCGACCTTGTGGCCGCTGGCGTTGGTCACGCCAATCGACCACGTCAGCACGCCGACACTGTCCTTATAGGCCTGGCGCACCAAGCCCTCGTGTGAGGCGAGTTCGAGCGCCACGTCGGCGTCGACATGGTCCATTGTCGGTCTCCAGATTTTAAGGGGTCAGATGGCGTGTTCGACCGGCCCGCAGCGCCAGCGGCGGACCGTCACCGAAGGATGTCCGGCCGCCCACTCGAAGGCGGCGGCCGCGCATTGGGCGGGTAGCTCCAGCCGAGCCTCGGTCGGGATCCGCTCGACGCGACAGGCCTCCGGGCGTGCGACCATGCACACCCACAGCACGAGCATGCTGGTCATGGTAGGCTCCGATTGTTTGGATGGAGATCAGCTATGACGCCGGATCAGGCGTGGTGGACCGCGGTGATCGGGACGAGCCTCGTAGTCGCGCTCGGCGTGGCGGCGCTCCGGCTGCGCATGTGGTGGGTCGAGCGAGAGGACCAGAAGGAGGATCAATCGTTATGGCACAAATGCCAAGCGCCTATGCTTCCTCACAAAACGATCGATGGAGATTGGACGAGCGACGTTGGCCAAACGTGGCGTCTCCGGCATGGCGGCAAATGGGAGTATCGCCAGGATCCGGAAACTGATGAAGACTGGGATGCCCGTCAGTGGTGAATGCTACTTCAGCGCCGCAACTTGCGCCGATAGGGCATCAGCAATCACTCCGCTCATATAGCTGTTCGGGTGGGTGCGATCATCGAAGACCGGCTTGGGCGGAGTGGCCCATACGCCGCTATCATGAGCCGACATGGCTATATCGGCCACATCGAAAATCGTTCCATCCAGATACGCCGGCCTAGACCGGATAAGCGCATTAACCTCAGGAATTGCTTCAAGATTTCCAGAGGTTGCCGGCGTCTGGTTTTCGACTGTCGCCCAATCGTCGGTACTCTCGGCAGACGGGCCAATAGTGCTTTGGTGGACGCGCTGGACACCGCAAGCCCTCAGGCCGTCTGCTATGGTCTGGCAGGATGCGATGATGGTTTCGGGCGCGGCACTCGCCGTGTTGAGATCGTTAAGGCCATAGGCCATCCATGCGTCCGTCACCCCTAGCGCTTGGATAATCGTCCGCAACTGAGTAAACCCGATCAGATTAGCGAACTCGGCTGCCTGCTGACCGCTAACCGCGATCTTTGCCCAGGCGAATTGCGGATCGATGGCACGCGCCATGTATCCCGATCCACCCTTGGCGCCGACGCCTGTCATATCGTCAAGGCCAAAAATAATACTATCTCCAAGAAGAAGCACGCCACGCGCATTTGCAGCGTGGACCGTGCCTCGAATGCCAATCGCTCCGAAAGACGTCATCGTTGTGCTGGAAGCCGATATGTCACCGTTGTCGCCAAAATCTCCAACGGAATTTCCGTCAGGCAACCCGAGAGATGCTGGATAATTCGGCAATGCCATCCGAGGAATACTCCCTCCTAGATGCACCGTCCTTTCGAAAAATTGGGCCCCTTTTGGGATGGTGATTGGTAGAGCATCGCTTTCAACAGTAGAGCCAGATGCAACCGTTATCTGCGGTTGACCATCCCACGTAACTTGCGTGAAATCTCCTATAGGATATTCGATAAATCGCTTGATAGTATACGATACGTTTGTCCAAACGCCCGTTCCGCTCATGTATCTGCCGGTGTCTACAAATACAAGATCAGATACATCACCGTGTGAATGTGCGAAATGACTGCGTCGCGACGTGGCGACCGCTGAAAATCCCGTCGAGGTTGTGGCAAACCATGTCCTGTTGGCCGCGAGAACGTTCTCTGTCGCCACCGGCCACACCGTCCGGTTGGCGATCCGGATTTCGCGCGCATCTCGGCTGGCAATCCGGATCGCTGGCCGCCCCGTGAAATCGACCAGCATCAGTCCACCCGCACATAGATATGCAGTGGGTCGGGATCGTCGGCCGGCGGCCAGTCCTCCGCCTCCACGAGGATGACCTCCACGCTTTGACCTGGCGGCCCAGCAGGGCCTGCGTCACCCGTATCGCCCTGCGGGCCTTGATCGCCGGTGTCTCCTTTCGGGCCTATCTCGCCCTGCGGCCCCGTCTCGCCTGGAGGCCCCTGTATACCAGGCACCGCGACCGAAACGCCCACCACGTCATCGTCTTCGCCTGGCCCGAGCACCTTGACCATGCCGGCGCCCAGCAGCTCTCGGCTCTCGCCAATCAGCCGATAGGCGGTCCATTTCGTGCGCTGGCCAAGCGGCAGAGCCGCCGCAAGCGCATCGTCATAGATCCAGAACATGGCGTCAGGCAGATCGAGCACGAGCTCGCCGGTCACGGTCGAGATGGTGACCTCGTCACCTGGTCCATGGGTGAGGATGATCTCGACCTCGGAGCCGGCGAGGTCCGTCTCGACGAACACGAGGCGCCGGGGCGGCGCGTTCGTGCGCCGCGCAAGTGTGATGATGTCGGTCATGTCGGTTCCGAGACGAAAAAGCCGCCCGGAGGCGGCTGTTGCATTAGGCTAGTTCTATTTCGCCGGAGATTTTCAGCGTTCTTCCATCAGCGCCTGGATAGGCGTTGGCCGAAGTCGCAATTCCCAGCGCGGAGCCAGAAGCTGTGGCTGAAAGAACATTGCCGGTACTGGCGGTTTCGCGCCCGGCAAAGCATTGCGTTCCCAAAACCGCGAATGGCAGCGAGATGCTCAGGCTGCCGGCCGCCGTCCCGTTAGTTGTAATTGTGACGGTAGCCCAGAACTTCATAAACCTGCCACGGCGTGAATAACGCAGGCTAGCCGTGGCAGAGGTAAGCGACCCTGATCCAACCGTGATAGAAGGTGTATACGTTTCGGTTGGCGTTCCGCTTGGATAAATATTATCCGCGATTATTGCATCCCACTTAGACCAGTCTATTGAATACGGAGTAGGTCCGGTAACAGAGTGATGATTTCCAATAAATGTCGGACCTGGAATGCGTAGCGATGCGTGACCGATAAATGACACGTCTGAATACTCTGTGTGTCCTGCGGCTGGACCATTTCTAAAATGACAGCCTATGCAAGTAACACCTAGATAATCAGCAGTTGGCGCGTTTGCACCGATTACCAAAAGCCCACCGGATTTATTTTCATCGAAGTTTACACCGATGAATTTGATAGCCATCGGTCCAGCAAGACGCTTGTCAACGGTCCACGCGAAACCACCAGTACGCGCGCGTTCTGAGTTTCCGCCTAGAACTTCTATGTTTCCTTGTCCATAATAATAGCAACCTGCCCCTCCGGTAAAATTACACGCAATAAGCTTGGAGTCCGTCCACATGAAACTCAGCACATAGGCCGTAGAGTCGTCAGGAACCCTGATGCTGCAGTTTGTGAATGTGTTCAGAAAACTAGGGTTGGCACCAAGCGTTCCGTAAGCGATAGACGCGAAACCTCCGGGGTTTTCTCCAGCGGATGTCTCCATTGCCATATTCTCGAATGTCCAGTCCAACATGCCGGTCATCAAGAACAGCCAATCGATGTCCGCCTCTTCCGGCGCCATGATCGACAAGTTGCTCATAGCGCCGTGCTGGACGGATGCGTCACCAGCGCTATCGAAGGCGGCAGTATGCGTGCCAAGACACACAAGGCGACTGACGTTCGCGAAAGTCTGGACTACGCCGTCAGCAATATTTTTCCACGTTACGCCCCTAGGCGTAACACCGTGAATCTGCGTCCCACTGATTAACCGTATTGTGCCGTCAAGATAAAACGTAAGGGACGGGATAACTATTGCGCGCTTGCGTGCGATGAGAGCATTTAGTATCGTCGCGTTATCTTCGGCCGCCGATTGGCTTGCCGGCACCATGCCGACTGACCTGACATCTACGGACCCAGAAACGATCTGCCATCGGCGTCCATCAGCGCTTTGGAATTGATCTAGATAGAGCGTTCCGCTGTCGACAACCTCTTCGTAAGTCGTCTCTGGACAATCCCCGGGCGCGGCGAACCCGTACAGCACGACACGCTTTGTGGACGGCCCGATATATTGCTGTGCCTCGGCGCGACTTCCAAATGTCCCGGTCGTACGCGAGATATTCTCGCGCACCCACGCACCATCGCTCGAGCCTACGTCGTCAGCCTCTATATAAATCCCTTCGTCGGGATCTGCCGCAATTTCAGCGCTGTAGTCACCGTCACGCCAAATAAAGACTCCTTCACGGCCGTCTTCCACAAGATAGGCTTGGGTCTCCTCATCCACATCGAGCGCTTTCAGCTCCGCTCGATCAGCCACCCATTTCAGTCTGGTCGTAGCGGTGATGGCCGCAGCTTCTGCCGTTACCGCCGCGGCCACAGCGGCGTCCCGCGCCGCCTCGGCCTCCGGCGTTACGTCGCCCTCGTCGCCCTTTGGACCGGGCAGGCCATTCGAAACCCAGCAGTCGATCGATTCGATGTCGACACGGCTGTTAGACGCGCCGAACGTCTGGATATAGGGACGCACATAGCACGCACCGCTGGGCGCCGTTATCGTGGCCGTCTCGGTGGGCGAGAACGTCGTCTGAACGATCTTCTGGCCTTCGAAGGTCGACACGACGCCTTCGAACACCTCGGTCTCGGAGATCAGCGCCTTGTTGTTGTCGAGCCACGCCAGAACGACGCGGGTCGCGTCGCCCGCCGGATCATCGGGGTTCGCGTAGCGACGAAAAACCCAGCGCGCGCCATAGATTCGCCCTGGCTCGACAGAGATATTGCGGCGGCCGGCGATGATCTCTTCGCCCGACGCGCGCAACGCTGCGCCGTCCGCGTTGGTGACGAGTGCACCAGCTGGAGGGAAAGCGAGTCCGACACCGTCGCCGGCGATAGATGAGGTGAAAGCATTCGGAGCGTCACCAGGCCGCGCGATCGGGTCAATTTCTGCGCTCGCAATGGCAAGTTTGTCGGCCTCAAGGCCATCGACAAGGTTAGCCTTCTCGATGGCGGCATTGATCTTGGCGCGCGCAAGCGCACCGGTGTCACCAACGGTGACCGGCGAAATAGCCATATTTTCCTCAGAGATTGTTCAGGCTTCGCGGAACGTGATCGACGCCGTCGCGAACTTGCCTAGGTCTAGAGATAGGTCGCCGTCCGTCAGTTCGGCCGGAACGCAAAGGCAAACGAGATTGGTAAAATCGACTTCAGCGCCAGCGGACGCGGCCGCCCGCAACGGTGGGAGAAACTTGACAGTGTAGGTCGACCCTCCGGTACCGCCCTCGACCCAGAGCGCTGCGTCAGCCCACGTCTTGTCATCAGACAGGACGATATCGACGAGAGAGTCAGACGCCGTTTCGGCGGTCACCTGATTGATTCGGTAGAGTCTTTGTCCGATAGAAAAATGAATACCCGGCTCAATTTCGATTCCGCTTGCCTCTATCTGTATGGATGTTGATCCAGAAGGAGATGAAGAGACTACGGTTGCCGATGGCTCCGCACCAAGTGCGCCGTCCGCCATCTGCATGTCGAAAACCTTCAAGATAACAGACTCCCCTGAGCGGAGTCTATCAATCAATGCACGAAAGGCTAATACCTTATCTCTTGAATTAATATGGATATCATACTTTATTTCCCATCTTCCTAGTCCAGAAAATACCCTCTGCTCAGTCCCTGCTATGCTTCGTCCACCAGATAGAGAAAAACTACGAAGCTCATGCGATATACTGTTTGGTTTTAGTGCATTTGGCCAACTAATTGTCATCACCAGACCATTTCGTCATGTAGATACAAACTGGCTAGCCGTCCACGCGCTGACTTGTCCGGAGTTCTTACCGCCATATCCAGCATGTGCCGCCTGTACTTCGTATGTCTCATCGTCCTCGACGGCATCGGTGACAATCTGCCACGCAACGTCTGACGTCATATCTATCCACGTAGTATCGCCTGATTTTCGATAGCGGCCGATCGTAGTCCACGGCGTGTCAATTAGTGGATCCACCGTTCCGCGCACACGAATTGCGAAGATACCAGATGCAATACGACGGGATTCTACAGATAGGCTAAGCCCAGTCGGGGTGGGTGGCGGCGCAGACGGCGCCGGAGAGGGCGGCGCAGATGGGGCCGAGCCCTCCTCAGCCGTGGTCCACGCATAGGCGGCAGACGACAATGACGCGAGGGTCATCGATCCGCCGGAAAAGTCGCCTTGAATCTCGAACTTCTCGACAAAGAACGGCTCGTCGATTTCAAGCTCTGGAAGCACGACTTGCACGATGCGCTCGCCCAGCGCATTGATCGCCGCAGGGCCAACCTGCAATTCCAGCCGATGGCGAGGGTTGTTCTTGTGCGCGAATATCTTCCCCAGACGCCGCGCTTGGGTCCAGCTCGGCACCTGCGTCAGGGTTAGGTCTTGCTGCAGCACCCCGACTTGCGCCTGGCTCGTCAGGTCCTCCCAAGGATCGATCTCAACCGGCTGATAATCAGCGTCGCGATTGGTATAGGTCAGTTTCAGGCGATTGAACGCCGCAAGCCGGTCGTTGCCCTGAACATACTGGAAAGCAAGGATGCTCTCAGCCCCGACTGTGACCGTTGGCTCATCCCACTTGCCGCCGCGGATCGCGACCTTGCCATCCGGGGTCGGATATATCTCGGCGTCGCAGCTTTGTAGTAGCTGCTGTAGAACCTCGCGCGGCTCCGTCACCATGTCGTAGGTCATGGCCACCCTGTAGCGCGGCTCAGTACCTCCTGCGGCGAGCGACACGGGCTGATCGCAAACGTTGGCGAACGCGGCGAAACTCGCGTCGTCGATCATCGACGAGGAGATCGCGAACCCGCGGGAATGGATCAGATAATCGCGAATGCAGAGTGCTGGATTCTCGGAAAAGGCGGTCGCTCCGTTGCGAGGATCGTAGACCTTGGAGGTCCTGGCAACGACGCGAAGCGCCGGAACACCGTTTGGGTAGGTCGCGCTGAACTTGTCTTCTGGGACCGCCGGAAGCCACAGGATGGAATAGGCTAGGCCGCGCAGGCGGTGATCGGACGTCCATGATGGGAACGCAGCAACAAGGCCGGAATCTGCGGCCTGCGACGGAGATCCTAAATGACTATAGATTCGGACAAGTCCGGCCCACGGGACGATCGAGACGATGTTGCTGGAAAGGTTAGCGTTCTTGTCGTTCAACCACCACTGCTCGATCGCATCCCATTCACCCTCGCCATGAACGACAACTTGATACAGCGAGCCGAGACTGGTCTGGATGAACGCATAGGCGCCGGCGACCTTCACCCGCCCATAGGACCGGGTGCGTGCCGGAAGGGACTGCTTCACGGCGATCTGCTGCGGGTCGCCCTTCGGCTTATTTGGCGTCAGCAGCAGCGAAAGGCCAAGCGTGGCGGCCGTAGTCACCGCATACGCGGTGATGGACGCGACAGCGAAGGTGCCGGTAGCCACGCCGAACCCGATGCCAGGCGCAAGCGAGATCGGCCCCACTGCTGGCAGGAGAGAAGCAAAAACGGGAATAAGGACCTGAGGCACGCTATACCCGCCACGCTTTGATCATCGGAAAGGGCGCAACAACGACGCCGCGCTCGGACTTCCCGGCCCACTTGCCGCCTGTGCAGATCGCCAAGGTTGCCCCGCCCTCTGCTTCGACGACTCCGATATCGCCAGGCTGCGGATCGCTGGTTTCGATGAGCCCGGCGTCTGCCATGGCCCCGCTCACGACAGCGACGAAATCGCCGCCCCTGCGGATATTACGTAGAGCGCCGCGGGCCGTCCGGTACCGGCCACGCCAGGGGGCGCTGGGGTCGACGCCGCGACGCGCCAGCACCCAAGAGCAAACCCATGTGCAACAGTCGCACGCTCCCCATCGGAATGGGCGCGATGCGCCATCACGCAGGAATTCAGCAAGGGTCATGTTAGAATGCGCTGCCTAGTAAATCGGCCACTCGATGGCCCTCGACTGCATCGAGGACACGAATTCGAGTCCGCGGTCGCCGGGATAGAGCGACTTCTGGTCTCGATCTGACAAGTATCCGAACGGCGGGATGGCGCGACGAGTGAACAGCCACTCGACCGTTACTTCGATGGTGCGCGTTTCGATTCCCTGACCAGATATCGTCATCTGGTCCATGGTCCCGACAAACAGCGCATATGGGCTGTCAAGGTTCTGCCAATCCGCATCCTTGAACTGCACATAGATCGCGCAGGGACGTCCCTTGACCTCATCGGAGGAATTCAGGGCTTTCGGCACTAGCGCCGGGTCGACACCTGAAAGCGTCAGAGTGGTCACCGGTGCCGTGCCATTGGCGGGAATCTCAATCCCAGAGACTGACCCGAGTTTTCCCAGCGCCTGCCAGTCGGCGCCGGATGCTGACACCGACCAATCGGAGAGGGCCACCCTTATCGGTCCGGATGCAAAACCAAGATAGACGAGAATAACGGCCCAGACCGACCGACCAGCTGCTGCCGCAGCGGCGGTCTCCGACAAATACGCCATAGATCACCTTGCTTGGTCAGAACCGGCGCTGCTGCGTCTGTATGTTCGGCAGCAGCCGCTTGTCGTAAGCAGCCAGCGCTCGCTGCACGCCCTGCGCCGTGGCGGTTTGGGCGATCTGCGCAATGGTGCGGTCGCCGTTAGCGCCTTTCAGGTCGATGGTGACACTGATGGAGCCTGGGGCGGAGGTGGCGCGCGCGGCGGAAGACGTTATCCGCGGCAGCGTCGGCGCCCTTGTCGGAAATACGGACGGCATGACGATGCCGCCAGACGCATAACCGCGGCGTCCCTTGCGCATGGCCTCTACGACCGCGACACCACCGGCGCGAGCCACGTCGCGCTGCGACCAGACAACTTCGCCTTTGTGAGCCACACCGGCCGGCTGGTTTTTTCCGCCGGGACCGGTGTAACCACCGTCGTCGAAGCCTGGAATGCCGCCCAGAA